ACCGCCGACCGATGCGCCGCCTCCACCGCCACGCCGATCGAACAAGCCAAGCCTGCCGGTCAACACGGCCACGGATCTCAACGCGATGATCACGGTGGACATCGGCAACGATCAGCCCAGCGTGATGACCGTCACCGAGGTGCGCGGCCTGATCGAATCGGGCAAGCTTTTGGCCGCCGATATTTATGTCCTACAGGGGAACTCCTGGGTCGCCTGGAGCGAGACGGCGGGCGGCTTGCCGTTTTAGGCGAAGCGATGGCGAAGGGGGAATAAGACATGCCTGAGATAAATGGACTACTGACGGCAAACGAAATGTCGGCCAAACTTAATGGCGTTGTGTCTGCCGAGAGAATTCTTGAACTTGTTGAAAGCAAGATAATGCCTCATTATCTTGTCGGTGAACAGGTTCTATTTGGAATTAGCGAAACTAAGCAGTGGTTAAATCGCAATTATTGCGTGAAAATTCCTGGGAAGGAATTGGGAGATTCTATTTGTTCCATCGTGAATGTTGTGGAGCCGGTTGGAGAAAAAGCGGTTCCCCCTTTATCGCTACGCGCAATTGCAGGCTGGCTGATTCCTATGGGACTGGAATCAGTCAAAACGGCTCCATTTTCTGGAGTTTATTTTCTGTGTCACGAAGGGGAAGTTGTTTATGTCGGTCAAAGCGGTAACCTCCTAAGTCGGGTTGGGCAACATTTTGGAGACAAAACATTTAGTTCCGTATTTTTTGTGCGAATGCCCAAAAGTGATTTGAACTATGTCGAAGGCAATTTTATTAGATTACTTAAACCGAAATACAACCATACAAAGTCGGGCCGACTTGTAGGACCATCTTATTATGTAAAGCCTGGTTCAGCAGAAAGCGAAAGGCTGTTAGAGGTAATAAGTAATGCAGTTTCGTAAGGCCATTTTACGCAAAACCGTCACAACAAATTAGTCGAATGGTTTTTGGGGCCCGTAAGGTGCGGGCCTTAGGGTTGGGGAAAATAAAAAGACTATAAAGGCAAAAAAACAAGATGGGCTACTTTGGCGATCACATTAAAGGCATGTACGATTTCGCCCGCAAGGAGCGTCTGGCGCACCAGAGGCTAAACAAACGGGACGAAGCGCTCCCGCCCATTGGCGCAATCGATCCGGAATCCGGCAAGCTTGTCGTGGGTTACCGGAGCCGGGCAGGTCGCCTGGGAAAGTATCTGCTTTTGAGCGAGCGGCAGGTGGTCTACCAATCCGAGCAGATCACCTTCGTGACGCTTGGCTTTATGGGTGGCAAACCGATGCCTGATGGCAAAACCGGATTTGATGTACGAGGCGACCAGATCATCCGATCGGAGGAAACAGACCATGCTCAAGGCCCTGTGGAGGATATTGGCCGGGGAGGAAACGATCCGGGCCCAGGAGGAAATCCGACGCCTGAGAGCGGCAATTGCGGCGCAGGATGAGGAACTCACTTGGCAAGGCCATGAGATTCGGTGGCTTCACGAAGAATTAAGCGAAGCCAAAAAAGACCTTCAGGAAAAGAGTTTTGAGAGCGCGGAAATCTTTTCCAGCGACGAGGGCAATACCTTATAGGGAACCCAAACCAGCAAAATCATCACGGGGCGCTGAACGAGACACTCAGCGCCGCCGGGGTCGGGGCGAAAAACGACTCTGCACGCCACACGATCCACCAGATCGGAATCGGGACCGGATTCCGAGCCCCGGCAACCGTGATGGGCATTTGAGGCAGTTAAAAGGAGTAATTGGATGAGATTTGAACCAGCGAAGATTTTGCCGATGGTGGCAGCCTGTGCAGCGATTGCTGAGCGATCGATGAAAGCCAAAGCCATCGCCGTACAGAGGGCCTGTGAGCGATTTGGCGCCACAGACGGCGAAACAACGCTTGTCAGCGCCCGCTTTGATGTTGCTGATGATTGGGTGCTGGTTCCGGCCAGCAAGCTTTTGAGCGCGCTTAAATCGATTAACAGCGCCGAGGCCGATTGGGAGTTGTTGGCCGAGTCGGTCGTGATCACGGCAAAGGGCGTCCGGTATAGCCTGCCGATCATGCCGAAGGGGGATTTCCCGCCGCTGGATGCGATTGGATCCGAGGATCCCGAAAGTCGCAAGCGCTACGGGGTGCAGGCCGCGCCGCTGATCGAGGCAATCGAAACGGTCTCACCGTGCGTGGCAACGCAGAGCGCCAAGTATACGATGATGGGCGTTTGTTTGGAGCTTGGCCAGGTGGTCGCAACCGATGGGCGCAGGCTGGCAGTTTGCAAGTATCCGGTCGAAGGCGTGCAGGCATTTTCGGCGGTGATTCCGGCCAAGCTGGGCCCGATTCTACGGGGGATCTTTGGCGACGCCGAAGAGACGATGACGCTCTCCATTGGAACAAATATGGTCCACTTTTTTGGAAGTGAGGCGATTTTGTCCACCAGACAAATCGAGGGAAAATATCCGGATTGGTCGGCGATCATGCCAAGGATTATCGCGCACAAGGTCACGACCAGCACGGCGGACCTGATCGAGGCGATCCAGCGGGTCGGCTTTATGGCGGGTGAGGAAAAGCGGGTCAATTTTACTCTGGGCCAAGGGCAGCTCACATTGACTGCAAAGACTCCGATCGATGGCGAAGCCTTTGCCTCGATGGATTTCCCCTGGGATGGCGAGCCGATGGAGATTTCCCTTAATGCGGCGTATCTGTTACCGCTTTTGAAAGGGATCAAGGGCGAGGCGTTTACGCTGGGCATCAACAGCCCCGGCAAACCGATCGTCCTACAGGCCGAGGGATTCCAGGGTCTGCTGATGCCGATGTCGTGATGGAGCTGCTTTTGATCGTCTTTACCTGTTGGGTCTGTTTTTGGCTGTTTGAGGAAACATCGGATGGCTGATGTGGAATTTGTTCCGGCGCTCGGTCCCGGGGAAACCGGGCCGATCCTCCAGCGGCATCTGGTCGCCTCCAGCGGACCCTGGGTGATCGGGCAAAGCAAAAAGGCGGATGGCCTGTTTGTGTTTCCCGCCGCCAACCTTGACCAGCCGATCTGCTATGTGTTTGATTCGGTTGCGCAGAACGCAACATTTTTGGCAAATTCCTGGGAAGATCAAAAGCGCTTGCTTGCCTCGGTATTGCGCTACAAGGGTATTTTCGGCGAGCTGGCAAGGCAGATCCGGGCCTCAACCATCAGCGACGATGGCGAGGGAAATGTAGCTTTTTTCCTGGAGATTCCCGCCTCATTATTGATCCAGCTGGAAGAGATCGCAAAACTGTGAAATTATGTATGCATCATAAGGGCGAGCTTTGGGCGACGGCGAACAAGCTCAGCGAGGAACAGCAGAAATTGGTGACCGATAATTTGCCGCTGGCATATCACTATTGCAAAAAAAGGCCGATTCCGGGCCTCGATCGGGACGAGAACGAATCCGAAGCGCTCTTTTGTCTGACCCGCTCGGCGGCAAATTTCAAACCCGAATTGGGTTTCCGCTTTGCCACCTATGCCTGGAGCGTTTGGCTCAATCACCGCAAAGACGCGCATCGGATCATCAAAATGGAAACCAAAGGATACGGCACGATTCAGGAGCGGTTCAACGGAACCAGCATGTGGTTGATCGATCCGGTTGATGCTCAGCCCGGACCGGACCAGATCGCCGCGGAAAAGGACGAGCTTGCCGAAAAACTGAAAACCTTTTCGGTGCTGGATTTGCGGGCAAAGGAAATCCTTGAAAAAAGAATGCAGGGCAAATCGCTTCAGGAGATCGGCAACGAGATGAACATCACCCGGGAGCGGGTCCGGCAAATAGAGAAATCGGCGATATATCGGATCCAGTATCTTTCGGGCTCGGACATCGACACGGAAAACCCGCTGATCAACGAATACCACGAAATGCGGGAACGGCGCAACGATGCGACCAAGGAGCATCAAAGGAAAGTCGCCGCAATCAAAGCGATCCGGCGGGAATTTCCGGAGTATGGGTCTGTGAAAATCGCCAAACAGGTCGGGTGCTCGGTCAAGTTGGCCAGGACGCACATGGCGCTCAAAAAACACAAAAAGCCGGTGACAGCATGACCCTTACGATGGAACAGGTCCAGCGGCTTTTGGATGCGCACAATTGCGGGATCCTCATTTGGCCTTACCACGGCATCGAGCGTCTAAGCGCCCGGCACGCCGTCGCCAAGCTTGGGTTTGAACTGATTGCCGCAAGGCAGCGCATTGCCCAACTTGAGAAGGCAATCAAGGCGCATAAGGCGAAGATGGCCAGCCCGAACTATGCGGCCTGTCTGGACGACAACGCGGACCTGTGGGAGATGGTGCATGATGATTTAAATGGGGGGAATGAAAATGAGTAAGCAAAAAGAATTCGCAGATGACGATGCCACATTATTTACCATAGAAGAACATTGGGGGATGGATTGCGGCGGCGTTGCCAGGATCAAAATTCACCAGCCAAGATGGGCGCACAACAAAGAAAATGATGTGTGGGATTTGTTTTTAAATCCTCAAACAGCAAGAAATTTGGCACGGCATTTAATGGATATCGCAGACTCTGTAGAGATGAGAGAAATAGAATTTGAAAGGATGAAAAAAAATGGATCTTAATACAGGGATAAATAATGACGCCTGATTTCGCCGAGGGGTTGGCCATCATGCTCAAATTGGCCGGGATCGCCGAGCCGGTCAGGGAGCATAAGTTCCACCCAAAGCGGAAATGGCGGATCGATTTGGCATGGCCGGAGGAGAAACTGGCGGTCGAGATCGAGGGCGGAGTCTGGAGCAAAGGGCGCCACATCCGGCCCAAGGGTTTCCTTGGGGATCTGGAAAAATATAATACTCTTACTATCCTTGGTTGGGCATTACTCCGAATTACGCCGCAACAGGTGCGCACCGGGGAGGCGCTGACGCTGATCGAGGAATGGTTTGGTCGGGGGGGGAAATGATGGCGCAACTGACTTTTTTTGATATTCCGGAGGAGCCGAGGAAGCTATCCCGGCATGTGGTGTGGCGCAGGCGTGTCGCCCGCATCATCCAGACCCAGGACGATGCGCCGCTATTCTTTCGGCGCGAGCGGGGCAGCCGTTTGACCCGGGAGGAACAGGAACAGCTTGCCGCGTATGTGCCGCTGATCCGAGCGACGGCAAGGCGGGCGCATTTGCGGGGCATCCGCATCGATGACCTCGAAGGCGAACTGATCGCCTACGCCGTCCACATCATGCCGAGGTTTGACCCGACCCGGGCCAAACTGGGCAGTCTTTTGCGGGTGGCGCTCTCGAACAAAATCAAAAACATGATCCGGGACTCGGCCAAGAAGGTCAGGCTTCGGACTGACCAGGGCGAGCGATTGGCCGAGATCGCTTGCTCGGACACGGCGGGCATTCAGGCGGTCGATGACCTGGACGAGCTGGAGGCGTGGGCGCGTGCGGTGTAAATGTTTGCGGGGAAAGTTAGCGGGGAATCTCACGGGGGACTCCCACCGATGGTTTATTAAATTTGCTTGACCGATTCGGCAGCAACGCGTGTTTTTGCAGTCCCTCCGGGAGTTTTTGAGGCAACTTTATGTCGAAGCGAGGCAGGCGGGTCAGTCCAAAGACCGACGGCTCGTCAATCCCGGGCCCGCCGCCCTATCTTCGGGATGAGGAAAAGGTTTGGTATCAGCATTTTGCTGATGCGTGTCGTCGTTCGGCTTATGCGGTTGGTATCGACGCCGACTCTATCGCTTTGGCTGCCCAGCGTAAAACAAGGCTGGAGATGTTACGCAGCCAGTTTTTTCACCTTAACGAGTCTCAGCATTGGATCGTCTCGGACAACGGCGCAACCAAGGCGCATCCTCTATTTGGTGAAATCAGGCATGCGACTAGGGAGGTCGACATGTCTTTGACTCAATTATTCCTGACGCCGAAGTCGCGATCGTCAAGCCGCATCGGAGGCGTGCGCGAGGTCCCTCAGGCCGTTGAGACCTCCGATCCGCAAAAGGCGAAGATCTTGAAATTATTGGGCGGTTAGCGTGTAAAGTCTGCATGAGAAAGAAAAATTATCCTGAAATTGGCGAGCGCTTTGGGCGTCTTGTTGTGGAATCTATTATTTCCAAAGCCCAATCCCTAAGTCTTTACGAAGGCAAAAAAGACTGTATCGCAAAATGCGATTGTGGAAAAACCAAAGCGGTTTTTTCTGGATCGTTAAGATCCGGAGGCACGCAGTCTTGTGGTTACTTGCGCAGTATTGCGAAGGTTTACAAACCAATAATCGGCCAGCGTTTTGGCGAAATCAGGATTCTCGAAGACCTTGGATTAACCAGGAGCAAAAAAGGATGCAAAGGACGGTTTGTAAAAATCGAGTGTGATTGCGGAAAACAAAAAACAGCTAGAACCGAATTTGTAATGAAAGGAAAGATAACGATCTGTGCAAAGCTGCACGGTTACAGTCGTGGAACCGAATACACGATATGGAGACAAATGAAAGCAAGATGCTCTGATTCTAAAAACAAAAACTACCCAAGGTATGGCGAAAGAGGAATAACAGTTTGTGATCGCTGGATGGCGTTTAAAAATTTCTTGCAAGATATGGGGCCGCGGCCAGAGGGGATGAGTCTTGACAGAATCGATAACGACAAAGCATATTCAAAAGAAAACTGTAGATGGGCGACAGTGCACGAGCAAGCAAGGAACAGAAGTACAAACAGATTTATTACACATAACGGAGAAACAAAAACTATAACAGAATGGGCTAAAGAAAAAAGGCTGTTGACCGCTACGATTAGTAGGCGAATCAAAGCCGGGTGGTCACTTGACAAGGTTCTTGCGGAACCAAAAAAAGCGACCTATGGCAAGCTGCTTTTGACTGAGGAAGATAGAAGAATGAATTTATATTTCCGGTGGAAAATGATGATCAAGAGGTGTACGGATTCCAAACACGAATCGTACCATCGTTACGGAGGAAGAGGCGTACAGGTTTGCCAGCGCTGGATTGATTCTTTTGATAACTTTTTTGCAGATGTTGGCTACCCTGAACCAGGGGAGAGTTTAGACAGGATCGACAACGAAAAAGGCTACGGCCCAGAGAATACAAGGTGGGTAAGCTCAAAAATACAATCTTACAATAAATCAAACACTGCAAAAATAACATGCAAAGGAAAAACAAAAACGAGAACCGAATGGGCCAAGATTACAGGAATACCTGTTAGTAAAATAAGGAAAAGAATAGAACGAGGGCTGTCTCCGGAGCAAGCCCTTGAGATGCCCTGATTCTGGTAACGAAATTTGCTTCGTTACCAAACTCCTGTCCTCGTCTCAAAGCCCTTGATTTCTCGCATGCGGGGTAACTCCCCGCATGAAACCGTCCGCTGTTTTCGAGTTGTTCTGTCGCTCCCTTCTCTCCCACACCAAGGGCCCGCTCGGTGGCCAGCCGCTGGTCCTCGATCGCTGGCAGATGCGGGACATCATCCGCCCGCTGCTCGACACCCGCCTCAAGGATGGCCGCCGCCAATACCGCCAAGCGCTGGTGATGCTCGGTCGCAAAAACGGCAAGACCACGCTGGCCTCGGCGCTGGCGCTGTACATGCTCTTCGCCGACCACGAACCGGGGGCGGAAATTTTGTCCGCCGCCTGCGACTCCGACCAGGCCGCACTCGCCTTCGACATCGCCAAGCAGATGGTCCTCCACTCTCCGGAGCTTTCCAAAAAGTGCAAGGTCTACCGCCGTCACATCGAGGCGAACCGTGGGGCCGTTTACAAAGTCATCGCTGCCGACGCCGCTGGCAACCTCGGCCACAACATTTCGACCTTAATTTTTGACGAGCTTCTGACGCAAAAAAACCGCGACCTGTACGAGTCGCTTGTGACCTCGATGGGCGCACGGACCGAGCCGCTCGCTTTCATGATCAGCACCGCCGGTCACGACCGGGGAACCCTCTGCTACGAGCTCTACAACTACGCCAAGCAAGTCCGCGACGGCGTCGTCAACGACCCGACCTTTCTCCCTGTGATCTACGAGGCTCCCCGTGAGATGGATTGGAAAAGCCCCGAGGCTTGGCGAGCGGCGAATCCTGGACTCGGAAAATCCGTGACGCTTGAATACCTCAAGGACACCTGCCAAACCGCGCAAAATAATCCCGCCCGCGAGCAGAGCTTCCGCCAATACCATCTCAACCAATGGGTCGAATCCGCCGCCCGCTGGATCGCCACCGAGGCCTGGAACAGTTGCGAAGCGCACCCGACCAACCTGGAGGAGGTCCCCTGTTACGCGGCGCTCGACCTCTCCTCCCGCACCGATCTGACCTCCTTTACCCTGGCTTTCCCCTTGGCCGGAGCGATCCACCTGAAATCTTTTGCCTGGACGACCTCGGCGATGGTGGCCAAACGCAACGACACCAACCGGATGCGTTACGACCAGTTCGCTCGCACCGGCAATCTGGAGATTATCCCGGGCGAAATCATCGATTACGAGGTGGTGCTTAGGCGTATCGCCGAGATTTCCGAGGAATATAAGATCCGGGAAATCGCCGTCGATCCGTGGAACGCCGAATTTTTGATGCAAAAACTCGAAAACCAGGGGTACATCGTCCGCGAATTCCGCCAGGGCTTCCGCTCGATGAGCCCGCCAACCAAGGATTTTGAGGCGGCGGTCCTCCAAAAGCAGATTTCGCACGATGGAAATCCGCTTTTGCGCTGGTGTATCGACAATGTTGTGATCGAATTTGACGCCGCTGGCAACCAAAAGCCCTCGAAAAAGCGCTCTGTCGAGCGAATTGACGCCGCCGTTTCCTCGATTATGGCCTTCGCAAGGGCCCGAACCGCCGAGGCAACCGGGGTAAATGGTGAGAGTATCTACGAGCTTCAGGGATTAGAGGTGTTTTGATGTCCGAATGGGTGCATTCCGCCGATACCATCGACCTCGAAACCCGCATGGGCAAAGTAAAACCATCGCCGGTCGGCCCGATCACTACCTCGGTTTTGACCGCGCCAAGCTCCACCGGCGTGACTGTTTCCGAATCTTCGGCCCTTGCCGTCTCCGCTGTGTTCGCTGCTGTGCGTGTGATCGCCGAGGCCATCGGCACTTTGCCTCTCTATGTCTATCGCCGTGATGGGCAACAGCGCTTTCTGGCTCCCGATCACCCCGCCTATCGAGTCCTCCACAGCCAAGCCAACCCCGAGGCTCCCGCCTCCGTCGCCCGTGTCGCTTTGGTGGCCAAGATGCTCCTTCATGGCAACAGCTTTGCCGAGATCGAGCGTGACCCCTTGACCGGCGAAGTGATTAACATCTGGCCGCTGACCTTCGCCCAGGTCGTCCCCTGGCGTGATCAAAACGGTTTTCTGTTTTACCGCTGCACGCCTTACATGGGCAACATCATCGATTTTGACCCTCAGGATATCCTCCACTTCCGTGGCTTTTCCCTCGATGGTCTGGTGGGCGTCTCGGTGATCCGGCAGGCCCGCGAATCGCTTGGCCTCAACATCAGCCTGGAGCGCTATGGCGCAGGATTCTTCGGGCGTGGCGCTCGCCCGGGCGTGCTTCTGAAACACCCTGGCCGATTGTCGGACGATGCCCGCAAGCGCCTGCGCGAAGGCTGGGAGGCGATCCACGCAGGTGGCGAGAACAGCCACCGTACCGCCATCCTTGAAGAGGGAATGGAAGTCTCGACCGTCTCGGTCCCCAACGATGACGCCCAATTTCTGGAGAGCCGCAAATTTGGCGTCGAGGAAATCGCCCGCTGGTTTGGCCTGCCGCTATCCCGCCTTCGGGTCCAGGGTGCGACCGCGTTCAGCAACATCGAACAGGACGGCATCGATTTTGTCGTCAACACCCTGCGTCCGCATCTTGTCCGCATGGAACAGGAAATTTCCGTTAAGCTCTTCCCGCATGGCGACTACTACGCCGAGCACTCGGTTGAGGGACTCCTGCGTGGCGATATCCAGACCCGCTACAACACCTACGCCATCGGTCGCAATAACGGCTGGCTCAGCGTGAATGATGTACGGCAAATGGAAGGTCAACCCCCCATCGAGGGCGGTGATACTTACATGCAGCCATTGAACATGCAGACAATTAACCAGCAAACCAGCGGGACCCAACTCCCTCCCTCAACGCCACAATTTGGCCAGACCCCGCTTAACGGATCTCCCAAGCCTCTGATTCCCGCCAACGATCCCAACCCGTACTCCGAATCGTAGATGCTGCGGACAATTTCCATGTCCGCAATCCCTGTAATCGATTTCCCGCCGTGTACCTCCCCACCAAGGAGGACCTATGACCGAGCGGCGCACCATTGCAATACACGAACTCCGGGCCGATCCGCAATCGCGGCAGATCACCGGGATCGCCGCGCCCTACGGTGTCCTTTCCGCCGATCTGGGCGGTTTCCGCGAACAGATTGACCCCAACGCCTTCACCCGCTCCCTCGCCGAGCGCTTGAACATCCTCGCCTATTACAACCACGACTCGTCCCTTGTTCTCGGCTCGACCCGCTCCGGGTCGCTCTCCCTGGCATCCGTTCCCGCTGGCCTCTCCTTTCGACTCGATCTTCCCGACACCAGCTACGCGCGCGACCTGATCACGCTGATGGAGCGCGGCGATGTGTCGCAGATGAGTTTTGGATTCATCACCAGAAAGCAAACCTGGGACGAGCCCGCGCCGGGCGAAAGCGTCCGGGTCCGAACCCTCCTCGATGTTGACCTGATGGAAATTTCCGTCGTCGCCGATCCCGCATATCCGCAAGGGACCGAGGCCGCCCTCCGTTCCCTCAGAAGCCACCGAGCCCGTCAGGCCGTGGAGCGCTCGCAGCGCTTGTTTTCTTTCGCCACTCGACGGGCCTAAAGCCCAAAGGATTTTGAACATGGAAACGATCCGAAAATTGAAGGAGCAGCGCAGCTCCGTGATGGCTCAATGGTCTGGCCTTTTAAAGACCGCCGAAACCCGCGAATGGAGCCCCGAAGAGGCGCAAATGGTGGCCCAGCTCCAGGCCAAGGTCGATGACCTCGACAAGCGCGTCGCCGCCTGCGAAGCCTATGTCAACGCCGACCCCGAAGA